CTCAAACGTGCTAATTGTGTTGATCTTAGCAGTGGTTGGACTCATAACGTCAGCGTCCGTAGACAGGATAAACTGTTCGTTAGGACCAAACACCAGCAGACCGACACTGGTAGCCAGAGTGTAGTTCAGAGTAACAGGACGTACAGACGTAGCCTGCATGTCGATGGGATCATCAGCAGCAACCACCTGGGAGCTGTTAGCAAAGAAGTTGAAGTAATCACCAGCACGGCTCATGATCACAGCTTCGTTAGACAGCAGACCAAGGCGGTTACGATAGAAGAACATGTTATTGATCTTCTTACCGATAAAACTAGGAATAGGGTTAGTGTCATCGTCACCGACAAGACGATCATCCCAGGTCACAGGTTCATACTTGAACACACCGTTTGCCTGGCGTACCAGCTGATGAGGCATGGTAGTCTCATCAATCTCAAACTTTAGACCCGGAGCAATCGTCTCTTCCCACACACCAGGACCACGATCTGCGCCACCGGTAGCATGGAACTCGACGTAGATATCGTCAGCAGTTACATCATCGCTGTTGGTAACTCGAACACGATAGCCATCCTCACATTGGTTAGGCAGGCGAGAGGCTATGTTAATCTGGTCTTGGAAGGCAAAAATACCCTCTTCTTGAGATGAACCAGCTGTGGTAATGGTAAAGGCACTTGTACCACTAATGTAAATACCAGGACCAACTTGAGTAGCAGTGATACCGCTGATGTTATTGATCTCTGTAGTCAACGCAGCAGCAATGCTACCAGCGTCAAGCGTGTTACCACTAACAGTATCAGGTGTGTTGTGTGTTTTAGTAGTGCCGTTAATAGTGACCTTGTAGTCAGCGTTATATGCGACAGTCTTGATAACCACAAAGGCTTCGTTTGGCGTTGCCGCAGAAGTCGTAGACTTCATCGCTGCTGTCTTGTTTTTATTCAAGACAAAGGTATAATCGTTGATCGTAAGGATTTCGATATCCTCAGGCTTAGCATCCTTTAGGTAAGCACCTGCAGGAATGTTAGATGAACCAATAGCGCAGGCAGTAACCTCACTGTCGTAATCACCTTTCTCAGTTGACTCAGTGCTGACAGCATTATCGTATGCAGTCTGAGCCGTACCCATGTTGGTGTTAGCAGTACTAAGCTGGCTAGAGTTGTAAACAGCAGCTACATCTTTCTCTACTTCGTAGACACGGTAGCCATCACGTTTAAACCAAGGGTACTCATCTGTACGCTCATTGCCCAGGCTGTAGCCCGTAGGCATGGCAGCACCTTTAGCAATAGAACCTGCGTTGGTGCCATCATCTTTGACAATACGTTGACCGTTGTCGATACGTTCCAGTACACCAGACTTGAGAACCTCTTCGTAGTAACCATTCTTGTAGGTTACGTCTACGTCAAACAAGTTTTCTTTAGTAGCAGTCTGACCGTCGTTGGTCTTTGTGTAAGTCGCTTGTTTAGAGTGTAGATCAGATAGCTTTGTATCTGTATCATCTTGGGCTGTGTTGTATGTATCTAGATCCGATTTAAGATTAGTGATGTTGCAACCACTAGGCTGTCCAGTAGCAGCAGTGGTACCCATGTCCACAGCACGAGGTTGTCCATCAATCAAACTCCAGATACGGAACTGTCCGTCAGTGGTATCATACTGACAGACATACTTTTCATCTGCATCCCGAAGGATCGGAAACCAACGTCCACGAGCTTCGGCATTGTAAAGTTCTGCTTCAAATTTACCACCAGGTCTCTTGAGCAGACCAAGTGCATAGTCAGGAAATACGTTGGTAGCCTCTCTAACCTGACCTGGGTACTTAAGTTTGTCCGGTTGTTGGGACACACCTAGGAGCAGGTTAGGGATCCTTTGGGAAATAGTGCTCATCGTGCAAGCGCGTTATACGGTTGATAATTGTTGTAATAGTTTTCTCCGTCACGCCAACCAAAGATGGTGTAATCACCTTGGTTACAATCATATTCGATTGCAGTGGCACGGGTCATCATTTCTTGTTCTTGCAGTAGCTGGGAAAGCTGAGCTTCACCCACTGTTTTAATTGCAGACATCCTTGCAGCACGGGCTGTGATGTAATCTTGAATAGCTGGAGGGACGTCATCAAATGGATACAACCACACGATATCAGCTTTGATATCTTTTTTGAATTTGTAGGTGTGGTTGAGGCGGTCGTAGAGTTTTTGTCCACGTCGTACTACATCGTAGTCATCCAAATGCTCTTGTTGATTGGTATCAACTTGCAACGCATTGGTAGGATATTTAATTTCTTCAGTTGTAGAATCAGGTTTGAGAGTATATCCTCGTTCCTGATTAAACATCCATCCTTCAGATTGAACTTGCTTGTTGACTTCACGAAGGGTCGTCAAGACAATAGCAACTTCAGGGTTCTGAAGATCTAGCGTGGTGACAGGAGCCTGTCCCACGGAGCTTAGGATTTGATTAACAGCATCCAGTTCGGTGGACGCAGCAAAGGTGACAGGCATAGTAGTAATAGATAAAAAAAAGGGGCTCCCGAAGGAACCCCCAAATGAGATCAAAAAAAGATCAGAAGGCAGCGTTGCCGGTAGAACCAGGAGCAGCGCCGGCAATCAGCTCGACACAAGCAGCAGGGTTCAGGTAGTCAGCGCCCATGGCGAGACGACCCAGGATCACGTCGCCCTGGTAGATCACGGACACGTCACCGCTGGTGACTTGGACCTGAGGACCGATAGCTTCCACGCAAGCAGCACCTTCACGCTGGAAGATGAGTCCGCAGCTGTTAGCAAATTCGGTCTCTTCACCGTACTCGTTGTTGATACCGGTGACGTCGTTAGCGGCGTCTTCGATAGCAGGAGACACGAACGAACCGGTGTTGCCAGGATCGGTAACACCAGGGTTGGTAGCAGATCCAGTACCATACTTGGTACCATACTGGCTGAAGAACGGAATGTTCATCGACTTGTAGATCTTGATACCAGCGATTTCGATGATACCTTGACCCTTCTGACGAGCCATACCTTGCTCATCGCGGTTCACCAGACCGTTCTCACCAACACGTTGGATCAGAGCATAGTACTGGCGAGGGTTGAGGACCCCGACCCGACCTTCGGAGCTGACGCCTTTCTCGTCCATTGCAGCAGCAGCGTTGTAGAAAGCTTCAACCAGCTTGTCAGCATCGTAGGCATTAGAAGCGCTAGCGGTAGTGCCGACGCGGATCTGAGTACCACCAGGCTCAACAAAGCTAGACTTGGTGATAGGAGATGCAGCACGTGCACCGCGAGCGATAGCACGGAAGATCAGACGGTCATACTTCTCTGCGAGAGCGTAGCCGATCTTACGGCTGATCTCAGAACGCAGGTCGTAGTGTGCGAGAGTCTCGTCAAGGTCGTAGACGAATGCGCTGGAGATCAGCAGGTCGTCAACGGTGACGGTCTTCTCAGCCACCGGAGGTGCACCGTCGCTGTTGCCAAGAATGGCGTTACCAGGAGTATGGTACTCAGCGGTCGTGCGACCGGTGTAGATGAACTGCATAGACTTACCATTGGTAAGGGTACGCTTCATCACGAGGTCACGAGCGATAGCGTTGTACTCGAAACCTTTGAACATCTCACCGCTAAAAAGCTTGAGATACAGAGCGCGGGCGTCACCCGCGGAGTTAGCCTGACCAGGACGAGTCAGACTCGTGGTCAGAGTAGAAGATTGATGTGCCATTTTTAAGGAGTAAAGTTAATGAGACTTGCTCCCAAACGTTTGGAAAATTTTTTGTTCAGTTTTTATTGTGGTCTATCCCACCGTCTAGACGGCAAAGGGTATCCTCGTAAGGGCCAATGCCAAGAGGAGCCGGGTCCGACTCTGAGGTGCCCGACTCCCAATATTACAGAAGACCTTTCAGGCACTTCTTTTGTTTACGACACTCAGGCTTTTGATCACCACAGTGTCCGCAACGCTTGAACACTTGTCCACCCGAAGACGGATGGTAAGGAACGGGCGTTGCCTTTGCGTTTGAAGATTGATGTTTTTTAGGCATTGATCATTTTTTGTTGTATGCCACACCGCGATACTTGAGCTTAGCGTTCCGGTTGCGTTCTTCACGCTCACGGAGACGTGCCATAAGTTCAACATCAGACATGGTGTTTACCTCCAAAGGAGATCCTGAGTCCCCGTTCCATGACTCAGGTAGCATGCGTCCCAAAGGGATGAACGGACGGGATTTAATTAACCAATAGTAGGTGCTTGCAGCGCCACAGGAGTGACCTCCACGGATGCAAGGTCAAGCGGGAAGTTGTGTGCGTTCCGCTCATGCATCACCTCAAAGCCAAGGTTGGCACGGTTAAGAATGTCAGCCCAGGTGTTGATCACCTG